GACTTAAATTTGCAGTTGATGATTTAAGCCGGACCTGCAAATTAGTCTACATCTTCTACAAAATCTAATTCATAGAACAAAAATTTTACTACTAATTCTATCAAGGTAGTATCTGAATTATTTTCAAAGCCATAAATCAATGTTTGAATTTCACGCTCATGCAAATACATTGTTTGCAATTGATAATAAGATAATTTTTTATCTAACTGCTTTTCAGAGCGGAGTTGCACATCTTTTTGTGTGCGTACAAAATCTATATAATTTTCTAATTCAAAACGATAACGTGGAAAAGGATAACACATTATACGCAATGCAAACAACTTGGCTAAACATAAACGCCAAGAATTAGACTTCATATTAAAAAATAAATTTGCAAATAATTTATCAAAATTTGGTTTAAATATATGCATGTTATGCGTGGAATCATATGCGAAACCAAAATTAAGAAATGTAGCCTTTGAAATATGTGTACCTGGTTCATGTTCATATTTAAATTCAAAACCAAGTTCCAAAGCAACTTGTATTAATTCATCCCAAATTGGGTCATCATCAAGAATGGTATCATCACCAAGAATTTTAACCACTAATTTAAAATATTCTTTCATAACTACTTCTGGATCGTCGTATTTACGACATAAATAATAAATTAAAATGATTATAACAGCTTCCGTGTTATCGGTAAGTGTATTAAAACAACCAGAAGGATTCTTGCCAATCTTGATACCAAGACGGCCCATTACATCTATTATATAAGAATATACTTTATTTTTAAAAAACCATTCTTTCATTCTAGTATATTTTTGCAATGGATCAATTAGACCAGCATTGCGTACTGAATAAATTAATTCAAAAATAGCAGCACTAATACTTGCTTCATGATGAGATATATCAAAACAACGAACCATTTCTGCAAAACGGTTCCGTCGTTTAGTTAGTTGGTTATATAATATATTCCAACCTCCATAAAAGGGGATACGCCAACAGCAGACCAAGTGTCGTTTTGTTGTGCATCAGCCAACAGTTTGTCATTTTGATAAGCATATAATTTTATACCTACTAGATAAAATAATGTGTCGCAACACATAAATGTTCTTTGCTTATTTTTGCTGAGTTCTTCATTCATTAATTTGTTAAGAGAACGAATCTCGACTTTTGGACTTGTCTGCCAAATAGTCAAAACATCTTCACCTGCTTCAATTCTCTTTAAGAAATTCAAAACATAATCCCAGTGGTTATCTAAAACATCTCCACGAGTAAGACATTTCATTAATTTAAACATAAAACCACAGGATGCAGGTCGTTCTGCACGTAATTTCACCTCAGCATCTGTTAATATTTTG